TAAGACAGTTCGGGAGAAACTGTACGATGAAACTGCTCACGACATGTTGAAGAAGAACATCTCCGATTCCTATGAGGGAGAGAAACTCCTGCATTACACGGATGAGGGAGACACCAACCTGTTTCCGTTTTCCGAGCGGGATGTGAAGAAAATCCAAGGGAAACTGGACAAAGGCAAGGATTTGAGAGAGGCACTGAAAGGACACATAAGCATGGATAGTGACGTACCCCTCTCCGGTGATGCCCTGCATCGTCTTGTGGGTTACGAGAAAGACCTTACTGCATCCTATCCGGCGGGGAAGTTCCCCATCTTCAAGGGACAGAAGAAGCCTTTCCTCGATAAAGCAATCATGAAAGCAGTGACTGATAATTTTGCTAGGCTGACCGGTGTGGGTCAAGCGGGACCGGATATCAGAAACTCCCATGGGGCGGCGAGACAGGGAATTGGCGGCCCCGACCCCGAAGACCCCAAACTCGACCCGGAGGAGAAGGAACACTACTATCGAGATGGAGAGAAACTCAGGGGATGGTCGTGGCCCTTTGCTCGCCCATACACACATGTAGGTGGATTAGGGAGACAGGGTACCACTCAGGTGGAGTTGCTTCATGATTTCCTCTCCAACGACATTCAAGAAGAGTACTGGGATAAGGAGAACGGAATGTACTACAATCCCTTCGGAAGTGGTACCTCATCGATGTTGGGAGACAAGAGCCAACACCACGGTGGTAGAGTAATGCCGAACCCCGGCACAATCGGCCTCTTCGGTAGCATGCATCCCCATGTACTGCCTGTAGGACAGACCGTGCATAACACGGCACTGGGGATTATATCGAAGACAGACACGAACTCACATAGTCAACACAAAGTCGGGTCGAAAGTCGGTAAGGGAAGGAACATCAAGACGAACAGTACTGATTACGATAGTACGCGTTCTCCCGAACTCGCATCTCTCATCGAACACAAGAACCCCTCTCCGAGGGACTACACGATGGATGTGAAGGGACTCAGACGAGGACTAGACCAATCGGGGTTCCATGAGAACAACCAGTATACCAAGACTAGCGCGAAGAGATACGTCAACGCTAGTGTGTGGAAGAAAATGTCGGATACGGATAAAGAGAGATTCCTCCTGCAAGGCGAAGTCAGTATGAGGAACATGGCCGGAATGTCGCACATGTTTGCTACAGCCAATGGCAGAATCAGACCACCCAATGACCCGGCGGAGAGGCTGCACTACAACTACGACGATATGGCAAGTAATAGGGGCATACTGAGTTCAAAGACCACTCCACACGCTGATTTCATGCAACACCTCCCGACATCGAAGAAGTCTTCTACCCTCGATAAACTGCCTGAAGGGTTCTTCGACAGAGTACAGGAGTTAGAAGATGAGTTGTACGCTAGTCCACATGATGAATGGGAACGAAAGGAGATACAGTCGTTATTGCGTCCACTTAAGGAGCAATATGATGAGGTGTACCAGCGGGAGATGCGAGGAACCGGTCAATCGAGGGAGAGGCAGAAGGGCTACGGATGGAGAGAGCGAAATGACGCATCGATGGTCGCAGACAAGAGAGCAATCGCTGAGAGAGTGAGGGACCATACTATACCTCTGATAGAGAAAGAGCACCCTAAAGCCTTCCATCCCGATAATCCCCTTGCTCTTGCTAATCTCATGAGGGCGTTTAGAGATACTCAGAGAGACATATACATCAATGGGGGCGGCGATGCACGAACAGAAGGGTTTCACGTCAGAGAGGGGAAGGCGAAGACCGCATCAGACAGGCACTTCACTCTTGCTAATCTCATGAAGGAATTGCCTGAGAGTACGATAGACCGAGACAAGACATCGGTGAAAGAGGCTCTACGCATACTCGGTCTACCCGATGATTATGCCCATAGAGAGCACGTGAAGGGATTCATGGATGGTCTTCACGAGCCTGTGAATGCATTCTCACTAGGTAAACTCGCTAGTCTTGGATATCCTTGGGATGACGATGGTGTGCCGCAGTTTGGTAGTTTGGCAGGAGTTGGGTCCATGTACGACCATATGGATGACCTCTTGGACACTCATCAGCAATCCAGTCCGAAACTATCGGACTACGAACCTGAAGTGCTTCCCAGTGGGAAGATATCACAGCGTCATAAGACGGAGTACAACAAAGCGCAAGAGAAGTACGATGCGGGTTTCAAGGCAAATCCTGCACACAGTGCGCTTCGTGCGTTACACCATATCGCTAGAGCGAGACAACCAGTGATGGATAACTACGCTTTGAAATTGTACGCATCCCCTCAACCGAAGACGAGGAAAGGAGCGAACCACCAGCAGTCTAAGGACGGACGGCCTTTACTTAATCCAAGTGCGTTCAAGAGCGGGGCATTACGAGAGAACAATGACCACAAGGACATAGCGAGTCATATCCTGTCGTTCCATCCCAATGAGGAGCCCGAAGGTGGGCTGAAAGCGAATACGCCCCCCATCGATAAACCGAGCATAGGGTTCTACTCCGCACGAATTGGGTCGCTGGATGAGCAGACGGGGGTGGTGCCACACGACCATTTCGGGGGCGGCGATACCATGAACTGGGGATATAGGATGCAGCCTGAAATAGGAATCGAACATGGTGGTCCGGGTACCGATGGTACGCCTACTGTCGGACGAAATTGCCCTCCCGAGGACTTCCACTCTATCCCCCGTCCACTTATTCAAGCAGCACTTCCCAACACCGATATCTCTGCGTTGCTCGCTAATGCACAGGTAGGGCCGCTGACTTCCGAGCAGACGGGAGTAGACCAACCCATTGATTCTGTAGTGAAAGCGGATTTGCCGAAGAAAGTCCCTCTCATAGAGCCCATGCACAGGGTGTTCGATGTGAAGGACTTGGAGCAACTAAAGGGATTTACCGGAGAATGGGTGGTTTCCATTCACAATGACGGACAGCGTTGTAAGGTCATCAAGAAGGGAAACAGAATCCGCATCTTGGATGCTGAGGGAGAAAGGCAATCGACCAGTGATACCATTAGAGACGGATTGAGGGCCATCTGCAAGAAAGACTACGTGATTGATGGGACGCTCAAAGGCGGGGAGTTCCATGTGAATGATATTCTTCACTATGACGATGACGACATCACGGACCTCTCTACACGCGAGCGTATCAAGATACTGAGAGGTCAGTTCGACAGTTACGACCCAGTTTTCGTGCCTAGTCCATCGGACATCAGGATAACAGACGAAGTGGGGTTGAAGAATGCCGTGAGCGAGTTATCCAAGGAATCGGATAAGGTACTTCTTAGAGACGCGAAGTCCACTTACATGAGAGGAGAGGAGAAACACCCGAAATGGGTTCTGCTTGCCAAGTCCGATGTGGTATTCCATGTGCCGTTCTCCATGGAAATTGATGATAGTCGCTTCATTCTACATCTGCCGGAGGATGTCGTGAAGTACGAAATCGTGGATGAACGACCTGTGAATCCCGAGGCAATCATGGGAGGCATCACGGATTCGGATTACTCCATCAGACTCGCAGAGAGTCTTGAATCCTATTGGGAAGACGGATTCAATGAACTCCTCAAGGAGGAGACGGAAATCGAGCCTGAGATTGATGAGGAAAGAATAGAGGAGGAGAGTGCTGGAATCCTCAAACCGAAGGACAAGAATATCATCATGAAACCTAGAGATATGTACAAAGCACTCTTACTCATAGAGCAAGTACTGGATAAGATGGAGAAGGGATTCAGTAATCTTGCTGGCAGAGGACTGGGAATCGATGTTGGCGGAGGGGTTGAAAGTCCTCGTGGTCCCACGAAACTGGATGCGGAACAGTCTCTACCCGATTGGGACATGAAGAAGCGTCCCACTCAAGATTCGGAGAAGGCTGAAGACTATCCGGGCAGAAAGCGCAAGAAGAAGAAAACTGACGCTCAGTATAACGAATTGGCAGAAAGAAGCCTTGAGGGGTAGACTCGCAGCATTGAAGTAGTAAAGCAGAGGGTGAGGTAATCAGTGTGCTTAGTAGTGGTCAGCAATTGTTCAGGCGAGATGACGAGCCCATCTCCATCCTCAAGGGTGGAAATGACCTCATCGTTGCAGGTTATGCCAGCGTGGAAGTTGTAGACAAGCAAGGCGACGTGATTACAAAGGAGGCATTGAAGGACGCATTTCAGAAGTTCATGGGGAACTCATCATACAGAAACGTCCAGTTAGCGCACTCCAATATTCAGATAGGCGACGTAGTACCAAGTTACACAGATAATGAAGGGAGGTTGTGGAAAAGCGAAGTCGATGATGTCGGAATGTTCGTAGTAGTGAAACTGCGTGACGACATCGAGAAAGCCAAGGAAGTCTCAGCAGAGATTAGAAAAGGCGTTCTCAGGGGATTCAGTATCGGTGGACAGGCTTTCAA